AATATTTGGCCTACTGCAAACGCACCGGGCAATCAGTACACGTTCGTGTATTGGCGGCTTCGTCGCTTGCAAGACGGTGGTAACGGTGTAACCACGCAAGACATACCCTTCCGCTTCATTCCGTGCCTTGTGGCGGGCCTTGCGTACTATTTGAGTATCAAACTACCAAACATGGATGTAAACCGCGTGATGGGCTTAAAAGCCGATTACGAGCAACAGTTTCAGTTAGCCGCAGATGAGGATCGTGAAAAAGCTCCATTACGGCTTGTGCCCCGAACGTTGTTTTATTGAGGTGAGTCATGCCCTCTAAATACGCGAGTGGTAAATATGCAATTGCAGAGTGTGACCGTTGCGGTCAGCGGTACAAGTTAAAAGAGCTGCGCAAGCAGGTTTTAAAAACGCATCTATACAACGTAAAAGTTTGTCCGACTTGCTGGGACCCCGATCAGCCGCAGTTGCAGTTAGGGATGTACCCAGTTAACGACCCGCAAGCTGTGGAAGAACCAAGGCCAGATGTCAGTTATCAAGTGTCGGGCAACAGCGGTTTGCAGATTGGGTTAACAGGATCGACAAACGTAGACGATTACGGTTATCCGCAGGGCGGTAGCAGGCAGTTTCAGTGGGGCTGGAACCCTGTAGGCATGGGTTACGATGGTGGTTTAACACCAAATAACTTGATTGGAAACGGATCGGTTGGTACAGTAACAATAGATATTTCTTAGGAGCCTATCATGGCATACACACGAAGCGCCGATGGCGTAGTAAGCAAAGGTAAAACTAAGGGTAAAAACCTTGGTAACAGCGGCCCCGTCAAAGGTCTTGAGGGCGGCGGTAAAAAGAAAGCTGGTGTTTCATCTGAGTCGATGAAATCAATGGGTCGTAACTTAGCCCGCGTTGCCAATCAGGGGTAATCATGGGTAAATTTAGCCAAAAAATGATGGGCAAAGAAGTTGGGCAAGCAGCAGAATACGCTACGCCGCATTCAATGAGCGGTGGTCCGGCTAAGTTGCGCCATGTCGGTGATCCCAACAAATTGTCTGCCGTGCAAGTAACACCGTCAAGTGGCTCCGCGCGAGTCAGCGCAGGTGATCCAGCTCGTGATGACGTTAAGACAACTGGCATCGAAACTCGTGGCAATGGTGCAGCAACCAAGGGTCGTATGGCTCGTGGACCTATGGCGTAAACATGAATTACGCACAGCTTGTTACCGCGATTGAGAACTACACCGAAAGCTCTGAGGCGGTGTTTGTTGCTCAGATTCCAACGTTTGTTCAGCTTGCTGAAGAGCGCATCTACAATGCTGTGCAGATTCCGGCTATTCGTCGTAACGTGACAGGTAACGTAACGACAGGGGATAAGTATCTGTCTTTGCCAACAGACTATCTGGCAACCTTTTCTTTAGCGGTGGTGGATAGCGATGGAAACCAACAGTTCCTTCTGGATAAAGATGTTAACTTCATTCGTCAAGCGTATCCCAATCCTGTTGATTCAGGCTTACCAAAGTATTATGGACAGTTTGCACCGTATACGTTCATACTTGGGCCAACTCCTGACCAGAATTATCAAGTAGAGCTACACCTTTACTACTACCCCGAATCTATCGTAGTTGCTGGCACTAGTTGGCTTGGTGATAATTTTGAATCTGCACTGCTTTACGGCGCTTTACGAGAAGCAGTCATTTTTCAAAAGGGTGAGCAAGACATGGTGGCGTACTACCAAAAAATGTATGATGAATCTATGGCGCTGCTAAAAGACTTAGGCGACGGAAAAGAAAGACGTTCTGCTTATCGTGATGGTCAACTTAAGTTGCCTATTCCGGGACCTACAAGATGAAAATAACTACACGCGAAGAAGCGCTACAACATAATTTAGTGCGGTATTACACAGGCAAGCCATGTAAAAATGGGCATAACGCTGAACGTTTTGCAAAACGTAGGCAATGTGTTGAGTGTAATCGTATAGCTGCTAATAAACGTGTTTTACAAAATCCAGAATTAAATCGTATTAAAGTAAAAAATTGGGCAGAAAAAAATCGAGAACGTGCTGCAATTTCTGCGCATAATAATTATTTAAAACGAAAAGCTAAGGATCACAAAAAAATATTACTGGCAAAAAGTAATTGGGTTCGTGACAACCCGCAGAAAGTTAATGCTGCAACAGCTAAATATAGAGCCACAAAATCAAAACGGACTCCAAGCTGGTTGAACGCTGTACAAAAAGCTGAAATTGATTTTACATATGAGTATTGCACAGCTTTGCGTCAATGCGGGCTTGATTATCATGTGGATCACATTGTTCCTCTTCGTGGCAAAACCGTTTCTGGTCTTCATGTACCGTGGAATTTACAAGTGATACCTTGTACTGATAATTTAGTAAAATCTAATAAATTTTAGGAGCCTATTATGGCAATCACGCAAGCAATGGCTACATCGTTTAAGGTTGAAATCCTTGACGGAATTCACAATTTTGGGGTTGGCGTTGTTCGTGCGTCAACTGCCGCCGACACATTTAAGATTGCTCTGTACACCTCAGCAGCAACGCTTGATGCAACGACCACTGCTTACACGACCTCTGGTGAGGTTGTCGGTACTGGCTACACCGCAGGTGGTAATACGCTGGCTGTGTCGGTTGTTCCTGTATCGTCAGGCACTACAGCTTACTTGTCGTTCACAAACAGCTCGTGGTCAACAGCGACGATTACTGCTCGTGGCGCAATGATCTACAACAGCACACAAGGTAACAAGTGCGTGGCTGTGTTGGACTTTGGCGCTGACAAGGTATCGACTGCTGGTACGTTTACGATTGTGTTCCCAACTGCCGCAGCAGGCACAGCTATTATTCAGATTGCATAGGTGGTCTAGATGGCGTTAGTTCTAGCGGATCGCGTACAAGAAACAAGTGCTACGACAGGCACGGGTACGCTCACGCTTGCTGGTGCTGTATTAGGCTATCAGACATTTGCTGCTGGCATTGGCTCGGGCAACACCTGCTACTACACAATCACTAACGCTGCGGGTTCGTGGGAAGTTGGTATTGGCACAGTAGGCACTGGCACTTTAGCTAGAACAACCTTGCTCTCGTCATCTACAGGATCATTCATATCGTTTACCGGCACATTGAATGTGTTTGTCACTTACCCTGCAGGTCGAGCTGTCTACCAAGACGCTTCTACAGGTGTGGCTTACGCCCCTGAGTTTGCTGCGAGCAACGGCTTGATGTTGAGCAACGCTACGATCAACACTAGCTACACCTTCCCAACTGGCTACAACGCTGTGAGTGCAGGTCCTGTGACCGTGGCATCGGGGGTAGTAGTTACCGTACCATCAGGCTCAGTCTGGGCAATCGTTTAAGGAAAATAAAATGGCAGCTCCCGGATTTATTAGCGTAGTACCGTACAGCAGCACAACACCCGGTGCGGTTCCGTCTGCTGGCAACATGGTGACTTCTGAGATTGCCGTTAACTCGGCTGATCGGTTGATGTACGTCAAAGGTCCGGCAGGCACAGTAGTCACAATTGGTAACGGCGCAACAGGTGCTGGTGGCGATCAAATCTTTGTGCAGAACGGGCAGACTGTAACGGCAAGCTATACACTACCTGTTGGGTACAACGCTATGACAACCGGTCCTGTAGCTATCAATGCAGGCGTGGTCGTAACCATTCCTTCGGGAAGTGTCTGGGCGATTATCTAATGGGATTGCGACTTAAAGCCTTTGCGCTCGGTACGGTTGAGGTCAACCCTGTTGATACAGCATCTAACGTGTCTGTGAACGTGCAGGCTGCGAATGGTGTGTTGTCGTATGCAGACTCGGCGACTGGTGGTTTGTTCTTGCCATCGGGCACAACGGCACAGCGTCCGACACCTGCGACAGGGCAGATGAGATTCAATACCACGACAGGTTCAGTCGAGGTTTATAACGGCACAAGCTGGGGATAAATATGGCTGGTTCAATTAAATTAAACGCACCCTCGGGCGGATCAGTCACACTGAACGCAGTGGACACCGCATCAAACTTTGTAATGTCTGTGCCTGCCGCTGCGGGTGTGCTGATTAACGCTGACTCTGCGACTGGTGCGGCACAACTTCCTGTTGGCACGACTGCTCAACGCCCTGCTTCGCCTGTGACGGGGCAGACACGGTTTAATACAACAATTGGATTTTCAGAGGTTTATAACGGAACTTCATGGATTTCTGTTGGTGGATATGCAATAAGTTATTTGGTTGTGGCAGGTGGCGGTGGCGGAGCATCAGGTGGTGGTAGTTCTGGTGGTGGTTCTTCAAAATCAACACCAGCAAAAAGTAAATCAAAAAGTTCCAGTGGTTCAAAATCAGTTAAAGGTGACCTCAGCTTAGAAGAAGTTGAGACAACATTTACCAGATTGAAACGCATTTTATAATTAGGAGATAACATGGAAACATCAAGACAAATCGTAGACTATGCAGAAACAGACAACGCAATTGAAATGCGTAACGCATTATACTCTGCACTACATGATAGAGTTAGAGCTCACATAGAGACACATAAAGTTGAAGTTGCAAAACAATTAATGAATCCTTCTGATGCAACAGCAGAAGATGAAGTTCTCTATGCAGCTGAACCAAGTGAAACCTAATTTTGATATACTGGTATAAATATTATTCAAACAATAACAGGAATTACAAATGGCAAATTCATTTACATATCAAGTAATAAAAGACACAACAGAACATGCAGTTATTAAGTTAACTGGTTCTTTTGATGGATCAAGTGGCCAAGAAGCAAATGCTGTACGTATTCAAGCAAACACATTATATGGTGCAATGGATACATCTAAAGGCAATTTACTTACCAGTGCTGCAAATACTGGTGCATTAGGATTTTACGGCCTATCGCTATACC